AAATCTTGGAAATCCAGATAAAATTTTAAATTTTTTACCTAAAAATGTAATTGTATTTGGATCTAATATTACTGACTCAAATTACTCTAGAACAGATTTAAATCATCCTTCTATTAGTACAAAATCTGATAGTACTGGAAGTGTAAATGATCCGGTACCTGCAAATGCTAATTCTTATAATATTTCTGTTAATAGTTCAAATTTAGGAACTTTTTATTACAATAACTTACAATTACAATTACAAACTGATATAGCAGGACTTCATTCTCATAATATAGTAGTAGGTAAAACACCTAACTATCTTTCTACTGCTACTAATCAAACAGCTACAATATTAAACGATGCTGGAAGTCATTCTCATATAGTATATTATAATACTTCTTTATTTTTAAAAACTAAAAAATTAAAATCTTATATTACTACAAATGATAATACTCCTATAGCTAATGGGGTTATAATAGGGTATTTTCCTTCACCTGCATTAGGGTTTTCTGGAGATATTACTGCTTTACCTGCTAATTGGCATTTTTGTGATGGTAATAACGGTACTCCTGATTTAACTACTTTTTATATAAGTGCTGGATTTAATGATACAGATAATGATTTAGATATTTCAAAAGATAATGATGGTTCAGGTAATGACTATACAGTAATTAATATAGATTCTGTTACTATGTTAGCCAATGGTGCTCATTCTCATGCTGTAAATAATCCAGTAAGCGGTTCTACAATTTTAGGAACAGCAATAGATATAGGTGCACATGGTAACGGGGATTTAGAAAAAACTGCTACAGATCACGTACATATCGTATCTACTAGAACAGCATTTAACTGGCCAACAGCTAATGATCCAAAATCAAATCTAGGATTAAATTCAAAAATAAGCGTGATACCTCCAACGTTTCAAATGGGGTTTATAATGTATAATAATACTATAGCATAAAGGACTTGAAATGATTACTGAACAACTAATTAAATCTCAATATAAAAATGCATCTTCAGATATTTGTGAAGCAATATTAGCTTGTCAAGAAGCTTTAGAAAATCATTATGAAATTAATACACCTTTAAGGTTAGCACACTTTCTTGCTCAAACAGCTCATGAATCTGGCGGGTTTAGAGTAATGCAAGAAAATTTAAATTATAAAGCAGACGGTCTTTTAAAAATATTTTTAAAATATTTTAGAGATGTAAATGTAGAAGAGTATGCACATAATCCAGAAAAAATTGCAAACCGAGTTTATGCCAATAGAATGGGTAATGGTAATGAAGCATCTGGAGAAGGCTATAAATTTAGAGGTCGCGGCCTTATACAATTAACCGGTAGAGCTAATTATGAAGCAATGGATAAAGATTTAGGTGTTTCTTTAGATGATTGTGTTTCTTTTTTAGAAACTCCAGAAGGTGCAGTAGAATCTGCAGCATGGTTCTGGCACAAAAATAACATTAATAAATGGGCTGATCTAGATGATGTTACCGGTGTTACTAAAAAAGTAAACGGCGGGACAATTGGATTAGAAGATCGCCAAGAACATACAGAAAAATTTAAAGAAATTTTAGGCGCCTAATGATACTTAACTCATCTATAGTGGTGCAAAAACGCCCTAATGGTTCTATAATTTCTCAAGCTAGAATTTTAGGATATCAAACACACCTTATTGTACAAAAATCAGGTGATAATATCACGCCTATTTCTATACTAAAACAGTCTAGCAGTGGCATTTTAAATGCTTTACCATCTTTACCTACTAATCCTCCTATCTTTATTATTTAATAAATATTAATAAAGGATTAAAAAATGTCATTTACTAAAATTACAAATAGAGCTGATTTTACATCTTATTGCTTAAGACGACTAGGTGCACCAGTTATAGATATTAACGTTGATCCCGATCAGGTAAACGACCGTATTGACGATGCTCTTAAATTTTGGTATGACTATCATTTTGATGGCGCAGAAAAAACGTTTTACAAGTATATAGTGACTCAAGAAGATATTAATAACAAATATATTCCAGTAGCAGATAATATTATCGGTGTTGTAAATATTTTTGATCTTGGTGATTACCTTGCAACTAATAATATTTTTAATATTCGTTACCAGATAGCATTAAACGATCTTTATACTTTAACTTATCAGTCAATGGTGCCTTACTATATGGCATTTCAACAATTGCAATTACTTGAACAAATTCTTGTAGGAAGACAGCCTATTAGATATAATAGACATATGCAAAGATTGTATACTGATACCGATTGGACAAAAATAAAAGTTGGCAGTTATATAGTTGCTGAAGCTTATATGGTTGTTGATCCAAATGTATTTACTTCATCTTGGGATGATAGATGGTTACAAAAATACGCAACAGCATTAATTAAACAACAGTGGGGTTCAAACCTTACTAAATTTACTGGAATGACTTTACCAGGCGGCATTCAATTTAATGGCGAAAAAATTTATAACGATGCAACCACTGAAATAGAAAAATTAGAACAAGATGTTATTAGTGGATATAGCTTACCTGTTGCAGACATGATTGGATAATAAATGCCATCCAATTTTTATTTTAATAATTTTAATTCTAAAGGTGAACAAGGATTAATCCAAGATCTTATAGTAGAATCTATTAAGATGTACGGTATTGATTTATACTACCTTCCTCGCGAAATTATTAATTTAAGTCAAGAATTTAGAGAGCAAGAGACATCTCAGTATAATCAAGCAGTATCTACAGTAATGTATATTAAATCTGTTGATGGGTTTGATGGTGAAGGTGAATTTTTATCTTCATTTGGTGTAGAGGTAAGAGAAGAAATTACTTTCTCTGTTGCTAATTTTACATTTAATAATGATGTTGGGCAGTTAGCTAGAAGAGATCGTCCTCTAGAATCTGATCTTATTTGGTTTCCACTAAACAAAGCAATATTTCAAATTAAATATGTAAATGTAAGGCCAGTATTTTATCAAATGGGTGCTTTACAGTTTTACGATATTACTTGTGAATTATTTGAGTATAGTAATGAAATATTTAATACTGGTGTTGCAGCAATTGATACAGTATATAATTCGTTTACAACAACTAATACTTCGTATCAATTACTTGCACAAGATGGAACTAAAATGATGACTGAAGATGGGTTTGAATTATTTGAAGAAGAATATGATATTCAAAATCAACCAAATGAAATGAATAGTACTTTTGCGCAAATAACAACTAATTTTATAGATTTTACCCGTGAAGATCCATTCAGTGAAACTCCGAGATTATAATGATAGGTGGTAATCCTTTTTACAATTCTATGTTTAAAAAATACGTTGCCATTTTTGGTACGTTATTTAATAACATTTATATCGATAGAACAGATTCTGCTGGTAATGTAATTCAAGAATTAAAAGTTCCTATTGCATATGGGCCAAGAGAAAAATTCTTAGCTCGCCTTCAAGATAACCCTACAGGTTCTGCACAGGTATCTATTACCTTACCAAGAATGGCTTTTGAAATAGATAAAATTTCATATGCTTCTAATAGAAAATTACAAACTTTAAATAGAACAGCATCTGTAAAAAACATAAATGGTCATAATGTTTATAAAAAAGTTTTTAGTCCAGTACCATATGATATAGGGTTTAAATTACAAATTCTTACCAAAACTATGGAAGACGGGCTTAAAATTGTAGAACAAATATTACCATACTTTACACCCGAATGGACAGTACAGGCACAACTTTTAGATGATTTTAATTCTGTAACAGATGTACCAACTGTTTTAGATTCAGTGGCTATAGAAGATCAATATGAAAATAATTTTTTAGCTAGAAGAGTGTTAACATTTGTACTTAATTTTACTATGAAAGCTTATTTCTATGGGCCTATCTCTGAAAGTAAGATTATTAAATTTACTGATGTTAAAATGTACTCTGATCTTATTGCAAATAGCGGGTTTACGGAAACTACTATTAGACCTGGTTTAACTGCTAATGGATTACCAACATCTAATTTGGCATTAACTGTAGATGTAAGTCATATAAATGAAAACAGTCATTACGGGTTTATTATTAATACTACTCAGACATATGCTGGTATAGGTAATACATCTTATACAACTTATTCTAATACTTATTTTGATGTAAATGCAGGCGATTTTGTTAATGGTTAAAGATGTTATTTCCCAGTCATTAGGTTTAGAACCTTTAAAAGATGATATTATAAAAATAGTAGAAACACCACCTTCTACTATAAAGAATGATTATGATTATGCAAGAGATAATCTTTATAATATTATTGAAAAAGGTAATGCTGCACTAGATGACATTATGGATATTGCTAAACAATCAGAGTCTGCAAGAGCATTTGAAGTTGTAACTAATTTAATTAAAACTATGGCAGATGCGAATAAAGATCTTTTAGATCTTGCTAAAAAGAAAAAAGAATTAGATAAAACTGCAGAGCAAGAACAGCCTAATATAACAAATAATAATTTATTTGTTGGATCTTCTGCAGATTTATTAAAAATGATTAAAGATAAAGCTAATGGCTGATATTTACTTAGGTAACAAAAATTTAAAAAATAAAGATGTTAAATTAGAATATTCTGCTGATCAATTAGCAGAATTTTATAAATGTGCTCATGATGTAAATTATTTTTGCGAGACATATGTAAAAATTGTTTCTGTAGATAAAGGTTTAGTACCTTTTAGACCTTTTGAATATCAAAAAAGAATGTTTAAGACATTTGATGATAACAGGTACACAATTTGTAAAATGCCTAGACAGGTTGGTAAAACAACTGGAGTTGTAGGTTATCTACTTCATAAAATACTTTTTAATGAAAATTTTAATATAGCAGTCTTAGCAAATAAGCAAGTACAAGCTCGAGAAATTCTTTCTCGTGTTCAGCTAGCATATGAATGGTTACCAAAATGGTTACAGCAAGGAATAGTAGAATGGAACAAAGGTAATATAGAATTAGAAAATGGTTCGAAGATACTAGCATCTGCAACTTCTTCTTCTGCTGTTCGTGGTCAATCTTATAATTTAGTATACCTTGATGAGTTTGCATTCGTACCTCGTAATGTTCAAGATGCGTTTTTTGCATCAGTTTTTCCTACTATTTCTTCTGGTAATACTTCTAAACTATTAATTACATCTACACCTAATGGTATGAACCTGTTTTATAAAATATGGACTGATTCTGAAAACGGTTCTAACGACTATGCTAGAGTAGATGTACATTGGTCAGATGTACCAGGGAGAGATCAGAAATGGGCTGATCAAATGATCCGTAGTACATCTATAGATCAATTTAGACAAGAATTTGAATGTGAATTTTTAGGTTCAACTAATACTTTAATTCATACATCTGTATTATCTAAACTAACTTATATTAATCCTACTATAAAAAACGGTATAAATTTTTATAAAGAGCCTGTTAAAGATCATGTTTATTGCATAACTGTAGATGTTGCAGAAGGTCTAGGATTAGATTCTTCTAGTTTTGTAGTTATTGATTGTACTGATTTCCCATATGAAGTAGTTGCAACTTATGCAGATGCATCCATATCCCAATTAATGTTTCCAACACTGCTTTATAATATAGGAACTTATTATAATGAAGCTGCTATTCTTGTAGAAACTAATGTTGGTTCTCAGGTAGTTAATATTCTACAACAAGATTTAGAATATGAAAATGTTATTATGACAAAAACAAACGGTAAAAAAGGTACTGTTGTTGGGTCTGACGGCTTATCTAAAATGGGTATAAAAACAACTAAAGTCACTAAAAGAATAGGTTGCGCTAACTTAAAATCTATTATAGAAAATCAAAAAATTATTTTAAACGATTATAGTATTCTTCATGAATTATCAACTTATGTTATGAGTGGTAATTCTTATAATGCAGAAGAAGGCTATCATGATGATTTGGTTATGTGTTTGGTGCTGTTTGCATGGCTAACTAGCCAAAGTTACTTTAAAGATATGACCAATACTGATATAAGATTCAAACTTATGCAAGAGCAAGAAGATAACTTTACTCCTTTTGGTATTATAGATGATGGAAGAAATGATGAAAAAGTAAAAGTTTTAAATGATGAGGAATTTGCTGATTTTCTTCTAAATTGATTTTTTATAAATAAACAGATAAAAGATATAATAATTTTATATTATAAAGGAGAAAACAATGGCATTTCAAATAAGTCCTGGTGTTAACGTATCAGAAATTGACTTAACAACAATTGTCCCTGCAGTTTCTACAACTACAGGTGCTTTTGCCGGTGTTTTCAGATGGGGTCCTGTTAATCAGGCATTTCTAGTATCATCTGAAGATGAGTTAGTTAAGTTTTATGGTAAGCCAACAGCCAATAACTACGAAACATTTTTTACAGCAGCAAATTTCCTTTCATACGGAAATCAACTATATATTTCAAGAGCTGCTGACGGATCTGCATTTAATGCAACCGGTAACACACAAGCTGTAGATAACGTATCTGTAAAAAACCGTGATGATTTTAATAATCAACTTGGTAGTTTTAGCGTAAATACACCATTTATTGCAAAATATCCTGGTGTAATTGGAAATTCTTTAAAAGTATCTGTATGTACTACTGCTAATGTTTATCAGCAAGTTCTAACTGCTGCTAATATTGCTAATACTGCTTTAGCTGCTTTTTTTGCTACTACAACTTCTGAAGTAATGTTAGATATTGGAAGTAGCGTTGCTAACGTAGCAGTTACTACACCAGGTGCACCTGGTTTTGCTTTTGATTCTGCTAATACAATTTACAATGCAATTTTCCCAGAAGATTATCTAACTATGGGAAATACAACTATTGGCACTCAATATATGCAAGTTGTCAGTACTACTGCACCAACTCTCGCAGGTCAAAATACTTATTGGTTTAATATTGTATTTGATAGCGTTTTAAAATTAAAATCAGGCATTGATGATACAGAAATTGGCGGCAATACTGCTATTATTAGAAACTGGGAATATTTTAATTCTGTAAATGGAGCACCTGGTATTTCTAATTATGTTGCTCAACGTGTTTCTAATACAGCTATTAAAGACGAAGTTCATATTGTTGTTTCTGATAATGATGGAGCAATTACAGGTGTACCTGGTCAAATTCTTGAAGTATGGCCTAATCTTTCTCGTGCTACTGATGCAAAAGGTGAGCAAGGTGGTTCAATTTATTACCGTGATGTTCTTAACAATTCATCACAATATGTTTGGGCTGCTACTGATTATCTTGGTTCAGCAGTTACTAATAATTCATTCCCTGCACCTAATGTAAATACTCCAGTTTATCTAGAATTTATGAACGGTAGTGATGGAATGAGTGAATATGCTACACCTATTTCTTCTCTAGCTAAAGCTTATGATGAATTTGCATCAGCAGAGCATATTGATATTTCTTTAGTATTAACAGGAAAAGCAACAACTTCTTCAGGCTCTGGTGAAGTTCTTCCTAATTATCTAATTGATAATATTGCTGAAAAGAGAAGAGATTGCGTAGTATTTGTTTCACCTCCAGTTGGTGCAGTTGTTAGTGTACCAGGATTTGAACAAAGCAATGTAGTTGCTTTCCGTAACTTACTAAGATCTTCATCATACTCAGTACTCGATTCTGGCTATAAGTATCAATACGACAAGTATAATGATCTTTACCGCTGGGTACCTCTTAATGGTGATATTGCAGGTCTTTGTGTAAGAACTGATAATACTCGTGATCCATGGTTCTCACCAGCAGGATTCAACAGAGGTCAAATTAAGAATGTAGTTAAATTAGCTTACAATCCAAATCAAGCTAACCGCGACCAACTTTATAAGAATGGTATCAACCCAGTTGTAACATTCCCTGGTCAAGGTACAGTATTGTATGGTGATAAGACAATGTTAGCAACACCTTCTGCATTTGATCGTATCAATGTACGCAGATTGTTCATTGTACTTGAAAAAGCAATCTCTACTGCTGCAAAGTTTGCATTATTTGAATTCAATGATGACTTTACTAGAGCAGCATTCCGCAATCTCGTTGAACCATATCTAAGAGATGTTCAAGGACGTCGTGGTATCTATGACTTTAGAGTAGTTTGCGATGCAACAAATAACACACCAGAAGTTATTGATGCAAATCAATTCCGTGGTGATATTTACATTAAACCAGCTCGTTCAATTAATTTCATTCAGCTAAACTTCGTTGCAGTTCGCACCGGTGTACAGTTTGATGAAATTGTTGGTAAGTTTTAAGGGGAGAATGACCAATGGCTTTTAATATAAATGACATTCGCTCACAACTTACACTTGGTGGTGCGAGACCTAGTTTATTCCAGGTAATTATTAGTAATCCTGTTAATCCTATTGCAGATTTAAAGTTACCTTTTCTCTGTAAAACAGCACAATTGCCTCAATCAGAATTAGGAACTATCGAAGTTCCTTATTTTGGTCGTAAGCTAAAGATTGCTGGCGACAGAAAATTTGCAAACTGGCAAGTTACTATTATTAACGATGAAGATTTCTTAGTTAGAAATGCTCTAGAAACTTGGAATAATTCTATTAATCTTTATCAGCAAAACGTAACTGCACTAGGAACTTCTGCTCCATCGGTGTATAAGTCACAAGCCACTGTCACTCAATTTGGTAAAGATGGTACTATTCTAAGAACATATCAGTTTAATGGTATTTTCCCAGATATTATCTCTCCAATTGATTTAGCATGGGCTGCAATAGATGAAATTGAAGAATTTCAAGTATCCTTCCAGTATGATACGTTCGAAGTATTGAATAGCATCACTGGTAATGCTGGTGGTTCTTAAGAAATAAGGCTAGAGAAGCTCTATAAATAGAATAGAGCTTCTCCTCTTATCTTAAGGAAATTATTATTATGGTTCAGTTATTTGGCTTTGAAATAAACAGAAAAAGACCTCAAGAAGAGTCTATAGAATCTTTTGCCCCTCCGGTTAATGATGATGGGGCAGTAATGGTTGCTGCTGGTGGTTCATATGGAACCTTTATTGACCTAGATGGTACAGCACGCACAGAATCAGAATTAGTATCAAAATATAGAGAAATTGCTTTAGAAGCAGATATCGAAAGAGCTGTTGATGATATTGTCAACGAAGCCATTGATACAGATGCAGAAAATATAGTTCAAATTAATTTAGACCGTGTTAAATACGGTGAAAATGTAAAAAATAAAATTAAAGAAGAATTTGATACTATATTAGAATTATTTAATTTTCATACTGAAGCGTATGATCTATTTAAAAGATGGTATATTGACGGTAGAATGTACTTTCATGCTATGATTGATGATAAAAATCCTAGAGAAGGTATAAAAGAACTTCGTTATATTGATCCAAGAAAAATTCGTAAAATTAGAGAAGTGAAGAAAAAAGTAAGAGGCGAAGCAGCAATAACTGCTGCTAATAAAGAATATTATGTTTATAATGAACGTAATTTTATGCCTGCAGGTGGTAATGCAGGGCTACCTATGGATACCGGTGCCGTTAATGGTGTAAAAGTTGCTGTAGATTCTATTGTGCATGTTACATCTGGATTAATGGATAAAAACAATTCATTTGTTTATTCCTATCTTCAAAAAGCAATTCGTCCTTTAAATCAGTTACGTACATTAGAAGATGCAACGGTTATTTATCGTATATCTCGTGCTCCTGAACGTAGAATTTTCTATATTGATGTTGGTAATCTTCCTAAGATTAAGGCTGAGCAATATATGAGAGACATGATGACTAAACATAAGAACCGTTTAGTCTATGATGCTACTACCGGTGAGGTAAGAGACGATCGCAAGTATATGACAATGCTTGAAGATTATTGGTTGCCAAGAAGAGAAGGTAATCGTGGTACTGAAATTACTACTCTTCCTGCTGGACAAAATCTAGGTGAAATGGCAGACGTTGAATATTTTCAACGCAAATTATACCAATCATTAAACGTTCCAGTATCTAGATTACAATCATCAGCTGAAGTATTCAGTCTTGGTAAAGCTACTGAAATTTCAAGAGATGAAGTAAAATTTGTTAAATTTGTAGGGCGATTAAGAAAAAGATTTTCAAATCTTCTTATGAAGGCTTTAGAAAAGCAGCTAATACTTAAAGGCATTGTTTCTGAAAATGATTGGCAAGAATTATCTAATAATATAAATTTTGATTTTGCTATTGATAGTCATTTTGAAGAATTTAAAGATTCAGAAGTATTACAAAATAGATTAGCTAATTTAACTGAGATTCAACCTTTCATTGGAACTTATTATTCAGTTGAATGGGTTCGTAAAAATGTTTTACATCAAACAGATGATGACATTGAAAAAATAATGGAACAAATAGAAGCTGAAGAAGCAAACATGCCAGAGCCAGAAGAAAAAGAAGAACCACAAGAAGCACCTTCTAATGCTAATAATAGTATTAAAATACATGTTACTGGAGGTACTACTGCTCCTAATGTTGAAGGTGGAACTGGACGATAATTTTTTTATAAATATATAGTATTATTGGAGGATACAATGGCTGATATTGAAGATATTTTAGTTAGTGCGTGGAATAAAGATGCAGTTGCTCTTAAGCCTGCTTTAGACGCTGTTATGGCTGCTAAAGTTTCAGAGAAAATGGATGGTATAGTAGCTGACGTTGCATCTAAAATGTTTAATAATTCTGTTGATGATCCTGAAGAACCAGATGTTTTTTCAGGCAATGCTAATCTTCAAGATGATGATTCGGAAATGGGCCAAGAAGAATTAGAAACTGATGAAACAGATTACGAAGGAAGTCAAGAAGATGCCGATGAATATGAAACAGATAATTAAAAGTAAGCTTATGGAGGTTGAGCAACCTCAATCTCAAGGTGAAAAGAATTTTAAAGATTTACATGCAGTTATAAATCATAAAAACCTTGTTCCTGGTATTACTGATCAAGATCATGTATTTAACGGTTCAACTAAACCTTATGATAACAAGCATCATACAGGTTATAAGCCAGGCGAAGATCGCACTGCTTTTGACAAAACATTAAAATTAGATAATAAAGAAACAGATAATGGATACGAAACTTCTCATGTTGGAGAAGAGTTTGTTGCAGAAGCATCTTTAGGTGGTCATGAAGAACTTAGAAAATATGCGCATGAACATGGTGGTATTGATAGAGATGATATGCTACAAGCAGCTCATCACATGGAACATGGAAATATAGAAGGTTTAAAGCACCATCTTCACAACATGGATACAGATCCTAGAGATTTTGTTCTTCAACATGTACATAAAGGTAATTGGAGCAAATTAGGATTTTCAGACCGTATGCATGAAGCTATTGGTTCTATGATTGGTAAAACACATAAAGATATTCAACATAAAGCATCTTTTGATCATAAAGATGTAAATAGAATGAAAAGAGATGAAAAGAAAAGAAACACATCTCTTTCTACTAGAGCAGCTTCTACAAGTGCAGTAAAAACTGATGTACATGCAGAAGAAATAGAATTAATAGATGAAATGCCTAGCACTAGATCTATTAAAACTGCTCATAGAGATAAAAATAAATCATCTGAACAAAAAAATAGAGAAATTAGTAGATCAAATATGAAATCTTATCGTAGACCTGGTGAAGCTTCTAAAGCAGAACTTTCTATGATGGCTCATAAAGCAGCAGGGTATAAAGAAATGCTTGCTAAAAAAGGTCTTAAAGAATCAGAAATGCTTGATGAATCTAAATGGATGGAAAAAAATCTTCCAACAGGTAATTATAATCATGGAGAGCATGCTGAAAAAGGTGACATTCATCATATTGAAGTACACCCAGAAGTATTAAAAAAGCATGGTATTTCTCATCAAGTTTCTCATGCAGGTGAATATGGTTCTACTCATCACTTTGAACATCCAAAGCACGGCAAAGTAGCAGTTTACCAATCAGATCTAAACAAAAAAACAGGCAATCCTATAATATCAGTAAGAACATATGGTAAACCAGGAGCAACGCCAGTAGCACATAAATTTGCTAAAAAATTAGAAGGTAAAACTATGCACGTCTATAATGAATCAGTAAATGAAAATTATGATGATACTGGTGAAGAAGTGTCAATGGTAAGAACTGAATTAAAAGCAATGATTGTTAGTGCACAAAGTCTTTTAGACAATATGCCTTCAGACATGCATATTGAACCTTGGGTTCAATCTAAAATAGCAGTTGCAAAATCTATGGTATGTGGTGTCCATGATTACATGTTATATTCTGATGATGCGGGACATCCTGCTGATATGAGACCATCAGCATCTTCAATGGCTAATCCGCACTCTATGAGTAATGAAGCTAAAGAATTATATCCAAAGCAAAAGAAAATAGCTGCTGTAGCTGGAGATAAAAATAAAATAGATGCTGCAGATTTTGCTGCTCTTCGTAAAGGTAAAAAAGTAGAAGAAGCTTCTTTAATGGGTAAAGAGTGTGAAGATTGTGGTACAGGTCATTATAAAATGTATGAAGGTAAAATGAGATGTGATGAATGCGGTACTGTAGCTCCTTTTTCTGAAGATGTAAATAATATTAAAGAAGCTAAAGTAATTAAAAGTCATGCACTTCACATGGCTAGAATGAATATTAAATCTAAAAAACCTATGCACACAAAAGATCATGTAAAGATGGATTCACCAAAGAAAATGTTGAATATGGAATCAGCATCTCCTTTTGATGGTATTATGTCTTTAGAAGAACAGATTAAATTAAATCAAATTCTTAATAATATTGAAAGTTAATATGAAATTAGTAGGTATTATAAAAAATACTTCAAGATATGCGTTAAATGAGTCTGTAAGAAAACAGGCTCGTTTAACTATTAATAAAGTAAGAAAAGAACAAGAATATCAATTATTAAAGAACCAGGTTATAAAAGAAATAGAGGAATCTGAAAAAATGGATATGAATGAAAACAAAATTAAATTAATTAGAGAAGCTTCATATTCAGCCAAATCAGCGCGTGAAGGCAAAGATATTGGTAAGCCTGGTAAAAATTTTGCTAATATAGCAAAGAATGCTGCAAAACACTATGGATCTAAAGAAGCAGGAATGAGAGTTGCAGGAGCTATTTTAGCTAAACTTCGTAAAGAAGAAGTTAATATTACAGAAGTATTAAAAGCATCTGATCCTGTTGGAAAATGGATTGATGATTTTACTCATTCTGAAAATCCTAAATTTGCCGGTAAATCAAAAGAAGAACGTCGTAAGATGGCTCTTGGTGCATATTATGCAGCACAAAAAGAATCATATGAAAATCCTACTGAAGAATTAGCAGAAGGACGCGGACGTCCTCCGAAAGAAGGTTCAAAAGCTTGGCATGCAGCTCAAGCTAAATCTTCTGCAGGAGAAAGTTCTGATCAAGAAGCAGATAAGAACATTGTTAATCAAATGAGAAAGAAGCCAGTAGGCGATACACATCATCTAGTATTTGGTAATGGTGAAAAGAAAGCAGTTCATGTAAAGCATGTTAATAAAGCTCTTTCTATGTTAGCTAATACAGCAAAACCAGCTGATAGAGAAAAACTACAATCAAGTCTAAGTCATTCTCATAAAAGATTTATGGATACAGTAACATCAG